GACGAATGGCGATCTATCTATGAGGATTGCTACGAATTTGCGTTGCCTCAGCGCAATCTTTACTCTGGTTATTATGAAGGTGGAACGCCTGGTCAAAACAAAATGGCGCGGGTCTTTGATTCGACTGCTATTCAATCGACTCAGCGTTTTGCTAACCGGATTCAGGCAGGTTTGTTTCCTCCTCAAAAGGCCTGGTGCCGACTTGAAGCGGGTAGCGGAATACCTGAAGAGCAAAAGCCCCAGGCTCAAGCTGCTTTAGATGCCTATACAACTCGCATGTTTGAAATAATGCGACAGACTAACTTCGATCTGGCAATGGGTGAGTTCTTACTTGATCTGTGCGTTGGTACTGCGGTGATGATGGTAACGCCAGGCGATGAGGCCACGCCTATTCGCTTCACGTCTATTCCTCAGTATTTGGTTGCAATCGAAGAGGGTACATTCGGGAATGTCGATAACGTATATCGAAAACTCAGAATGAAGGCCGAAGCGATACCACAAGAGTTTCCAGATGCAGATATAACCGTTGAATTGAGGGAGGCGATATTGCAATCTCCCTCTAAAGAGATAGATCTGCTTGATGCTGTTATATATGATTATGATAGTGGCGTTTATTGTTACCACGTTATTTGGCCTGGTAAGAAGCAAGAGCTTGTTTATCGCACTATGAAGTCCTCACCGTTTATCGTTGCGCGATATATGAAGGTTGCGGGTGAGATATATGGCCGTGGTCCTTTAGTTACTGCAATCGCTGACATTAAAACGCTGAACAAAACTGTTGAGTTAGTTCTAAAGAATGCTTCTCTGGCTATTGCTGGTGTATATACGGCTGCTGATGATGGTGTGTTAAATCCTCAGAACATTAAGATTCAGCCTGGTGCAGTTATTGGTGTTGCTAGAAATGGCGGTCCACAGGGTCCATCGTTAATGCCTTTGCCACGGACGGGTGACTTCAACGTTAGTCAGATTGTTATGAGCGATCTGCGCATGAACGTTAAAAAGATCCTGATGGATGACACTCTGCCGCCTGATAATATGTCTGCTCGATCAGCAACTGAAATCGCTGAAAGATCTAGAGAGCTTGCCACTAATCTGGGATCTGCATTTGGTCGTTTGATAGACGAGACAATGGTTCCTGTAGTATCCCGTATTCTCTATGTGATGGATCAACAGGGGTACATTGATTTACCTCTGAAGGTGAACGGTGTTGAGGTAAAGGTTACTCCGGTAGCGCCACTCGCTCAGGCTCAGAAACTACAGGAAGTAAACGATATTGTGCAGTTTATGCAGATTGCAAACTCTCTAGGTCCAGAGGGTCAAGCTGCGTTATCTATTCCGCGCATTACTCAGTTTATTGCTAATAAAATGAATATCAGTCAAGAATTGCTCACTACACCGGAAGAGCAACAGATGATGATGGAGCAGATGCAGCAAGCAATGATGGCAGAAGAAGGGCCACCGGCTGCTAATGATGGCGGGGCAACAATGGAGGCGATGCAATGAGTTCACCGGATGGTTGGGATGGTTTAACCCAAGCTGTTAGTGAAGCGCCAAGAGCCGACGATATAGATATTATCTATGGCAAGGTGTTCAAAAGTTCTGAAGGGCAAAGGGTTCTAAGCCACTTGCGCAGCATTACTATTGAACAACCAACTTGGAATCCAGGAGAAGATGCGAGCTTTGGATATGCCAGAACGGGCATGTCGGAGATTGTTCGTATGATTGAAAAAAGAATAGGAAGGTCAAACAATGGCTGAAGCAGAGACAATGGAAATGGCGGCAGAAGCACCATTGATTAATCCAATAGCGGAAGAAGCACCACAAGAGGATGCGCTGATTCCTGTGCATGATATTCCTGAAGAACAAGCGCAATCAGAAGATAGTGAACCTCTTGAACGTCCTGATTATTACCCTGCTAAGTTCTGGAACGAGGACGGTCCTGATGTTGAAAAGCTGGCAAAGAGTTATGCAGAGCTTGAAAAGAAGTTTAAGTCTGGAAAGCATAAGGCACCGGAAGAGTATGATATTTCTCAACTGGCGGATCAGGGGTTGGATTCTGATGACCCAACTGTATCCGTATATCAGGACTGGGCTAAAGAAAACGGGATTAGCCAAGCTGCCTTCGAGGATCTGGCTGGTCGTGTGTTATCCTTATCGAAGGATGAGCAGGAGAGTGTCCAATATGATCAGCGCGCCGAAATGGGAAAGCTGGGTAATAATGCTCAAGAAAAGATTCAGATGACAGAGCGCGTTTTAATGAAAGCTCCTTTGAACAACTCAGAGCGTGAAGCAATAGCTTCTTCATTGAACAATGCTGACTCGATTAATGCGTTTCTCAAGTATCACCAGGCATTAACAAATGAAAACATTCCAATCAAGGCAGCGATGCAGCAGTCTCAGATGACTAGAGAAGATTTAGATGCTGCTACTTCTGATCCAAGATGGCAAACCGATGCCGGTTGGCGCACAAAAATCGAACGTCAGTGGTTTCAATCACAAGCAAAATCTTAACCTCTTGCAATAAATATCGCTTGCGTGTATTTTAGCCTTGACGGTCAACCGCACTCGGCCCGTTAGATGTAGTAATCTACTGGCTGGTGCGGCCATAATGCACAAGCGACTGCCCGAAAATCGGATAACGGATCGCGTTTTGTCGAAACCCATTAGGAGGTATCTGCAATGGCGCAGAACGTCACAGCGGCGTTTGTTGACCTATTCGATTCTGAGGTTAAACAAGCATATCAAGCCGAATCACTGCTACGCGGAACCATGCGAACTCGCACCGGTGTAGCTGGTAACACTGTCAAATTTCCAAAAATTGGCAAAGGTGTTGCAACTCTTCGCATTCCACAAACGGATGTAACCCCACTGAATGTTACTTATGCTCAAGTAACTGCAACAATGACTGACTACATTGCTGCTGAGTATTCTGACATTTTCCAACAGTCACACATCAACTTTGATGAGCGGTCTGAATTAGTTCAGGTTGTTTCTAAGTCTATTGCTCGTCGCATGGATCAGCTTTGCGTTGATGCTATGGTCGGCAATGCTGGTACTACTATTGCTACAACAGTAGGTCCAGGCGGCAATACGGATATGAACATTGAAAAGCTTCGTGCTACTGCAAAAGCACTTAATGCTAAGAATGTTCCATCTGAAAACCGTTACTTGTTGATGCATTCAACTCAGTTGGATTCATTGCTCGGTGAGCAAGAGATCACTAGCCAAGACTTTGCTTCTGTAAAAGCTCTTGTGCGTGGTGAGATCAACTCATTCATGGGCTTCACCATTTTGACAATGGGTGATCGTGATGAAGGCGGTGTGCCTAAGCCGTCAACTCGCAATTGCTTTGCCTGGCACAAAGATGCAATGGGCTATGCAGAATCAATGTCTCAGAAAACCGAAGTAAACTATGTCGCTGAAAAGACATCTTACTTGGTTAGCTCGATGTTCTCTGCTGGTTCCGTGAACATCGATGATGAAGGCCTTGTTCAAATTAGCTGTACCGAATAAGGAGGATTAAACCATGGCATTTACTCAAGCTGGTTTTGCAACCATCGCCGCGTCTAAAAAAGGGAATGCGCCTAGCATGTATTCCTATATTAGCGCTGAAGCAAAAGCGACCGTATCTGGAGCTGGCTATTTCAATAGTCTGGCGGACACTCTCGCGGTTGGTGATCTTATCTATCATTATGATACGGCCACCCCTACAGCAACACTCAGCATTGTTCTTAGCAATAACGGCACAGTTGTCGATGTTACTGCTGGAACAGCAATTGGTGTAACCTAAAAGACTGGGGCGGTTCGCCGCCCCTTTCTTACCTCTTGGAGAACGCTCATGGCCGCTGGTGACACTTCGCTTTCAATATGTTCGGACGCTCTAATATTGTTAGGTGCCGCACCAATCTCTTCATTCACAGAAGGATCTGATGCAGCTCAAGCGTGTGATCGTCTTTACCCAGATGTGCGCGATACGCTGTTATCAAATTATCTGTGGAGCTGGAGCGTTAGGAAAGAGCAGCTTGGTCGTTTATCTTTTAGCCCAATAGATGAATGGAAGTATGCTTATCAGCTTCCAGGCGATATGCTGTCTGGCGTTATTGCTCTATTCCAAAGCTCTGGTACAGGCCAATCTCCCGTTAGATATGGTTGGGAGATATATGGCGATCAGATCTATACCAACTTCGAGCAGGTTTTTATTGATTACCAGGCTTCCATAGCAGAAAGCAAAATGCCGAATTACTTTGTGCGCTTGCTTCGTACTGCATTGGCCTCAGAGATTGCGTTTGTAATTACAGACCAAATATCAAAAGCAGATTATTTCCGCGCTTTAACTTATGGCTCACCGTCTGATTCAGGTCGTGGTGGTCTAATGCGCGAAGCAATGAACGTTGATAGCCGTGGCAAACCGCCACAAGTTATCGAGGACTATTCGTTAATTGATGTGAGATACTAAAATGCGGATTATACAGTTCCAAACCAATTTCTCGGTTGGTGAGCTTGATCCGCTTATTCGCGCTCGTACTGATTTACAGCAGTATCAGAACGCTCTTGAAGAGGCGACTAACATAATCATTCAGCCCCAGGGTGGCTTTAAGCGCCGTGATGGGCTTCAGTTTATTCATGACTTTGGGGCTACGTTTACTGACTTCAAAGTTATTCCCTTTGAGTATAGCGTCGATGATAGTTACCTTTTAGTTTTTGTTAATCAACGGATTTATATATTCAAGGCTGGTGTTCTTCAAACCAACATCAACGGTTCTGGCAATAATTATCTTGCGGCCACGGCAATCACGACTGCAATGCTGGACGAGATTAATTACACGCAAGCTGTTGATACGCTCATTCTTTGCCATGAGGATCTGCAAACTAAG